GCAATTGCTAACTTAAGGCAACAAATGGTTTGAGCTCTGTAGAAAAAGATACAACTCATGCTTATAGGACTTGGATTTATTATCGGGTTACTAGGGTTCCGTTGATTTGTGAAGCTAGAGTAGGGGGTACCGGTCAACCGCCTCCGTGTATGGTGTACATACAATCTCTTTATAATAAATGACTGCTGTCACTCGGATAATGTGAAAAGAGTCAGTTCACCGTGCATACGGTGAATTGTGACCACATAATCTGGATAATGCGTAAGAAGAAACAATGTGTCTGAGCTTTAGCGAAAGACACAGATTAGCGTAGCTAATCTTTAAACGTCACTCAGAATGTATCGGGCCAATCTCGAAATAAGGCATGTTGAATGTCTCCAGCAACAAACTGATTGAAACTTTTGTGTTTTGTTTCAAGTTCGCCCTCTAAAGGTGCTACTCGTTTAAAGGCTTCATCCATTTGACCCATGTTCTTAAACTCCATCAAAATCATAAATTCGGGCATGTCAGCAATGCTACGGAATCCCATCTTGCAACGAGTGATTCTGTATGACTCCATTTTGCCTTCGTTGATCAAATGATCGAAGAAACTTTTCATTCCGTTGACCCAGTCTAAGTCAGAAATGTCGCCTTCTTTGTTTGCCCATATTGTGTATAAGTCTGCCATTATTTTTTCCTTGAGTGGTAAAGTACATACATAATTATATGAAAATTCAGTTCAGTCATAATTTTGGTCATCAAGAACAGGGTGAATGTTTTCACTTTGGTTGCAATCTAGTTGACGTTGCTCCAGAGGAATACGACACAGCCCTGTCCATGGGATTTTTACTCACAGTAGATCAAGGGCAAACCCGATGGTATCAAAGCCGTAGCTGTCGTGTGCGTACTGCTAACACCAACTATGATCAAATTGAATCGGCACGTATTATGAGCAAACCTTTGCCTGTGACAGAAATGGATCATATCTATACTGCCTACTGCTACTACAAAAAGTTTAAAAAATATTTTGAAGTGGGCGAACACCTGCCGCTAGATCAGTTCATGGCCTACTATAATGATAACAAAGAGATGGTGGCCTGGGCAAAACTTAGACACTATACTCCAAGATCTATCGAAACAGCCTTGTTTGTGTGGGACTACAGTGTGCCTGCCAGTCGGTTAGGAAGCCATAGTTTAGAACATGAAATTGCCTGGGCCAAGCAAGCTGGTTATGAATTTGTTTATCTAGGACCCGGCTACGAGCGTAGCAGTTTGTATAAGGCAGACATACAAGGATTTGAGTGGTGGGACGGAGTAGAGTGGAGTACCAACGCAGATCAATATCGTCAACTGTGCCGACGTGACAGCAAGATCAAATCTGTCTCGGATCTTTACGATGTTTAAACAGAGCTGTTAAATATTCTTCAGGCCAAGTATCATAAAACCCTTTATTGGCAACCAGTTGGGCTTTTTCATTTAGATCACTGAGGCTTTGAACTAGTGCTAAGGCGTAAGTTCCGTGATTCATAGTGACCCCGTTGACAATTTCTGGATCTGCAGGATGATCCTCTAGCGCCAGCAAATTGTTTGGCAATAAAAATTCTTTATTGGCTGTATCCAGTGCAGAACTAAAATCGTTGTAGGTGTGCACCACAGGATCGTACGCAATGATTACAACGCTTTTGCTACCTAGCCCGTGTTTGCTAATTTGAATCAAGTCGTGCATAGGCGCAAGCCCTAATCTAACATCAAAATCTCTGTCTAGTCTGGCTTTTCTAGCATACGGACACGGCGCCCAGCCGCCCAGGCTAGGATGAGGAACCTCTACAAAGTTCACTATCCAAGATTCTATGTCTGCCTGTACAATATCTAGATTTAACATTAGAAAAATGGCAACCCTGATTTCTTAGTGGTCTCTAAATTTTCTTTAATCAGTTCGCCAATTAAAGTGCGCTCGCTAACGCTAAGTTGCAGAGCCTGATCGTATGTGATCCCGCCGCGCATGTACCACGATAGTTGCAACGCCTCTCGCCTAATATCAACAGTTTCTTTGTCCATCCGATCAACCAAGTTGCTGATCTGCTCAGAAGTCGAGATTAAGAGGCGTATGCGAAAAAACTTGCCATGTCCAAGGTTATGCTTTGCTCGTATTTGTGTGTGCATTCAGAGCACACCAGCTTGAGTGGTTGCATTTCGGAACTGGCCTTAAGATCGAGAATAAAATCTCTAATTTGGTTAAACAATTTACTGCCACAGTTTTTTAACATTTCTTCAATGAACTCGGGCTCGCTAACCAAGGCCTGTGGAGTTTTTACAGCGGCAATACTTTGTGCTAACGCAACAACTGTGATGTCAGTTATCTTTTTTAGTGCGTCACTTAATGCAGTCATTTTTTCAGCGTCGGGAATTCCAGAGTCTGGCAACATTTGCAATAATTTTTGATTTTCGTATTGCATTTGATTGTTGTTGTTGACGTGCTTGTAGTTGAGTGGTTTAAAAAATATTTCCATATCGCCAGCATGTACAGTTTTACTATAGTCAGCTACCTGTATAGAATCCAGCACAGTTCTAAGATCCATAGTCTGTTCACTTTCGTGCTGGCACGCCGGGCAGGTGGTGTTGAAATCCATGTCATGCCCGTGGGTAGCTATGCGTATAGCTATCAATAAAGTGTCAATGTCAGTGGATGGTATGCCCCAGGCATCTTTGATATCTGGAATACAGCTCTGTATCACGTTTACAGTGGCTTGCCCGTTGTACAGAGCATCTGGTGTACGGTAAGTGATTTCATCAATAGCAGTCATGGGATACACTGGCCATTCGCCCGTGGGCGGCATGGTCAATGCGCCCGGCGGATAATTTTTACCTTGACTGGGCAATTTGATGTAAATTGCTGGCTGTCTAAAGTACTGTTTGAGTGGATTGTTTGGATTCATGTTTTCTACCTCGGTAAATATAATTATGGCTGATCAATACACCCCAGAAGAAATTCGCGCAATATTTGAAGAGTACAACAATGCTATAAAATCTGGTACTCCAATCACGGCTGAAATGACTGCTCGGTTTAAAGACGCCAGTGCGGGTATTAAGAACTACACAGCACAACTAAATGCCAGCTTAAAAAGTCTAGGATCCAGTGTTGCTGGATTTGTTGGAGCAATGAAAGATGGCAAACAAGGTGCGGCTGCTTACAACGACAGTATTAACGCATTTGCTGACGCAATAGATTCATTCCTAAGCAGATTTGGGTTCCTTGGCAAAATGCTCGGAACGGTGTTAACAGCAGGTGCTAGATATACAGCCGAAGTAAACAAACAGTCCGATGCACTATTTGATGCTTACAAAAACCTTAGCCAATCGGGTCTAAGCGATGCTGGTGGCATGCGCACCATCTTTGACAACATGCAAAAGTTTGGCTATGGCATTGAGCAACTAGGCGACATGACAGCCCTGCTCAAGGCCAACAGCAAAGAGCTGGCAGCATTTGGTGGCACAGCTGCTTCAGGTACTAAAGCATTTGCTGATGCTGCGGCCGAAATACAACGTAGCGATGTAGGCAAGTCCTTGCAAATGCTGGGCAAAACGCCCGACGAAATCAACAAAGGTGTGGCCATGTTTGTTAAGCAACAACAGGGCATTGGGGTATCGTCTGCAAATATAAATCAAAATTTAGCACAAAAATCAGCCGAGTATGTTAAACAACTAGACTTGTTGAGCAAACTCACAGGCGATAGCAACGAAGCACTTCAAGCTAAACTAGAGGACGCACAAGCTGAAGATGCATTTGCGGCCACACAATATGAATTAAAGAAAAAGGCACTTGCTGGAGATCTGCAAGCTGATAAACAATATAGGAAAAATGAAGAGTTAGCTCAGCGACTTGAGGGCGAAGCTAGAAAAGAATTTATTAGAGGTGCAGGCGGCGATATTTCTGCATTCAGTAAAACGTTACTAACTGCACCGGGTGCAGTGCAAGCCTTTCTTGACCCAATGAAAACTGCTGATCAAGCATTAACTACATTTGGTAAAGAAGTCAAGAAAAACATGGATCAAACCAGTGGCTTGGCCATGCTAAACGCCTCAAATGATGCCTTTTTAGGATTTGCTGAGCAGGCCAAGGCCGCATCTCGCTATGCTGACCAAACAGCTGAACAACAAAAAGATCGGGCTAAAGCCGAACAGGATCTACAACAGAAAGGACTAGAGCCCGGCACAAAAGCACAAGTTGAACTGCGTATTGAACAGATGAAAACTAGAGATAGTTTACAAAGTTTGATCAACAAAGGAATAGTTCCTGTTACTCAGGCTATGCAAAAATTAGCCGGAGCAACCGAAACCGTTGTAGGGCTAGCCCCGGGCACAACCCCTGCTACTGGCGCACAAATTGGCGGCAGCGCCTCACCTGGTGTAGTTTCGGGCAAATCAGTTACAATTGGTGGGCAAACACGATCAGGTGGCGATCGAAATTGGCGCAACAACAATCCGGGCAACATTGAATATGGGCCGTTTGCTATCAAATATGGAGCAATAGGCAGCGACGGTAGATTTGCTATATTCCCAACAGAAGAACAAGGTCGTATGGCGCAGGATGCTTTGTTAAAAAGCAAAAATTATGCTAATCTGTCGTTGTCTGATGCTATCAAACGTTATGCTCCTAGCAACGAAAATGACCCTAAATCCTATGCCAACCAAATAATGAAAGCCACTGGCATAGACACTAGTAAAACCTATGCTTCGTTGTCACCAGAAGAACAAGGCAAAGTTCTAGACGCTATGAAAAAGATAGAGGGCGGCAGAGCCGGGGTTGTTAGCGGACCAAACGGTGGCTATCAGTCTAAAACATCTGGGCTAAATCCGTCGGCATCGTTGCCAACTGCGTCTAGTAGCAATGCTCCGGCCACTAACGCAGAAACAGACATGCCATCGTGGCTGGCAAGTTTTAACGAAACCTTAGAAAGACAAAACCGATTACAGAGCGAGGCCGTTGACGCCCTTGGCAGAATACGTCAAAATACTGCGGTTTAATAAATTACTAGTGCATCCACACTAACTCCATAAATATACTACCATGGCAGATAACGATAATAACCGTAAACGCGGTTGGAAAAAGTACTTCAAAGTGGCCAGCACCGGCGGCCAACTCAGTCCAATATCAGGACAAAATCAATTTGGACTCGACGGCTATCCTAGACAAACAGGCGACGGATACAATTCCGGAGGTACACCCAACGACTTTGCCTTCCGTAACTACGCCAGCAGATTACCCGAAGTTTATTCAGGTCATCCTAATCGTATTGAACGGTACAATCAATACGAAAACATGGACATGGATTCCGAAGTCAATGCCTGCCTAGATATCATTGCCGAATTCAGCACACAGATCAACGACGATAACAAAACACCGTTTGACATCAATTTTACAGACAAGCCCACCGACCACGAAGTAGAAATTATTAAAAAGCAGTTACAGCAGTGGACCAAATTAAACAAATTAGATCAACGCATTTTTAAACTGTTCCGCAACACTATCAAGTACGGTGATCAAGTGTTTGTGCGTGATCCAGAAACTTTTGAAATGATGTGGGTAGACATGGTCAAAGTGGCCCGTGTAATTGTAAACGAAAGCGAAGGCAAACGTCCTGAACAGTACATCATTCGCGACATCAATCCCAACTTCCAAAACATGAGTGTGGCACAAAAAACCACCAGTGACTACTATGTAAGTCGTGCCACCGGCGGTAGCGGCACTACTAATAATTACACTTCACCAGGAGGTGGCGGTGCTGGGGGTGGTACTGGCAACGGCGGAGTTGGCAATAGCAGATTCACACAGGCCATGAACGAAACCTGTATTGATGCACGTCATGTGGTACACATTGGACTGAACGAAGGCTTGGATTTCTTTTGGCCGTTTGGGCAAAGTATCCTAGAAAACATTTTCAAAGTTTACAAACAAAAAGAATTATTAGAAGATTCAGTTTTAATCTATCGTGTACAACGTGCTCCAGAGCGCAGAATCTTCAAAATTGACGTGGGTAACATGCCCAGTCACATGGCCATGCAGTTTGTAGAACGTGTTAAAAATGAAATGCATCAGCGTCGTATTCCTACCAACACAGGCGGCGGCGCCAACATGATGGATGCCAGTTATAATCCACTCAGTATTAACGAAGACTTCTTTTTTCCAGTCACAGCCGAAGGCCGTGGATCAGACGTCACTACCTTACCTGGCGGCTCTAATCTTGGCGAAATTGACGATTTAAAATACTTCAACAACAAAATGGCTCGTGGTCTGCGTGTGCCAAGTAGCTACTTGCCTACCGGGCCAGACGACAGCGACCGTGCCATGAATGACGGCAAAGTGGGCACAGCCTTGATTCAAGAATACCGTTTTAATCAGTACTGTATGCGTCTACAACGATTGATTATGCAGAAATTAGACGACGAATTTAAAATGTTCCTACGCTGGAGAGGCTTTAACATTGACGCAGGCTTGTTCTCAATCAGCCTGTGCGAGCCACAAAACTTTGCCAGCTATCGTCAAAGCGAACTAGATACTAGCCGTATTACATCTTTTACACAGCTGGAGCAAATGCCCTACATGAGCAAGCGATTTATGATGAAACGCTATTTAGGACTTACTGAAGAAGAGATTGTAGAAAATGAAACACTCTGGGCCGAGGAACGCGACGAACCAGATCTGATCACAACACAAGGTCAAGATCTACGTTCAATTGGCATCACACCTGCTGGACTAGAAAGCGATATTGCCACCGGAGAAGAACTAGCCGGTGGTGAAGTGGGAGCCGAAGCGCCCGAAGGCGGCGTGCCCGGCGCACCAACTACAGCGCCCGGACCTGCTTCAGCACCAGCACCCACTGGTGGAGTTCCAGGAGTATAAATACAGCATGATCTTAAACGAAATTTATTCTCGCGAACCTGAAGCATATCAAGACCTGGGTCAGGATAATAGTCAGCCTCAACTGCATAATTTACGCAAGACACGTCTAACTCTGCGACAGCTTAACAAACTGCGTCAAATGCAAGATGTTAGAAGTTGGGAATTTAAAGAAAAACTTAAAAAAGTTAAAAAGCAGTATGCACCTGCACCAGCCGCACCTGCAATATAATTGTAACATTTGCAGTCAAAAACACCCACTTTTCTCCACATAATACACTAGTATTACAGCTCTATAGTAAATACTTCACGAGCCATACCTATAGGAGAAATTATGACATCGAAATTTGAACAATTGATCGAATACGTGATCAATGATGAAGAAGCCAAAGCTAAAGAGCTTTTCCACGATATCGTGGTAGAAAAATCCCGTGAAATTTATGAAAATTTAATGGACGAAGAAGTAGAAGAGTTGGACGAAGAGTCCGACGCAGAGCGTGACGACCATGCTGAAAAAGCTGGTAAAAAAGTTGCCAAAGACATCGAATACGACGAAATGCACGAAGACATGGGCGGCGACGCTAGTGACGACTTGATCGACGACGTAGAAGCTGAAGAACAAGGCATGATGGAAGAGGATGACGTTGAATTTGACGATGCTGCTGAAGAAGACGGCGAAGACCTCACACACGACATGGAAAAAGACCACGACGACGGTGATGATATTGAAGACCGCGTAGTTGATTTGGAAGACAAACTCGACGAACTTATGGCAGAATTTGAAAGCCTAATGGGTGGCGAAGGTGGCGACAGTGTATCTGATATCGACGGTGGCGACGCTTTAGAAATGGACGACACAGACACAGCCGAATTCAGCGACGAAGAAATGGGCATGATGGAAGCTATTAACCTAGCCAAAGCTCCTGCTCCTGTAACTTCTGAGCCAGCTGGCACAAACACCAAAAGCACAAACGCTAACAACAGTGGCGCTAAAGGTGCTGTAGCTAGTCCAGTTAAAATGACTGGCGACACAGCCGAAGGTCGCCCTGCTCCAAAAACAGGTGAGTTGATTGGCAAAGTGCAAAACAGCGTTGGTGGCGACAAGAAATTGTCAGCAGCTCCAAAGCCAGTTACAGCACAAGCTAGTGGCGTAAACACAAAAACTCCATTTCCTAAGGCGTAATACAAAGATATGACTCGATATCTACAAGAACATCTAAGCTTCACTCAAGCACAGGCGGAAGTCTTGCTTGAGGAAGCCCACGATGGCTCTGGTCAGAAAACCATGAAGTTAAAAGGTATCTGTATTGAGGGCGGCGTTCGTAACGCCAATGAGCGAGTATATCCTGTAAGTGAAATAGCTAATGCAGTAGACACTATCAACGAACAAATTAGAACTGGTCATTCAGTACTGGGCGAAGTTGATCACCCAGATGACTTGAAAATCAATTTAGATCGTGTAAGTCACATGATTGAAAAAATGTGGATGGATGGTCCTGCTGGAATGGGCACATTAAAGATACTACCTACACCGATGGGCGAACTGGTTAAAACCATGTTGCAATCTGGTGTTAAATTAGGTGTTAGCAGTCGTGGATCAGGTAATGTAAACGATGCTAATGGACATGTCAGTGACTTTGAAATTGTCACTGTAGATGTAGTTGCTCAGCCAAGTGCTCCAAATGCATATCCCACAGCAATTTATGAAGGCCTTTTGAATCACAAAGGCGGTCAAAGA